CACACAGAACTTAAAGCACCTTGTTGGGATGGATATGAGCAGATAGGAACTAAAATAAAAGATGGTAAAGAAGTGCCTAATTGTGTTCCATTGTCTGAAATGAAATTAACTGAAGAAAATGAATTGCAAGAACTAACAGACCAATTGTCAGAATATGGACAAGATGAAGCTGATCTTCTAGAAAATTATGAATTAATTGATGTTTCTGAAGTTGATTATGAAAATGATGACATTCAAGATGAATTAATCAAAGAATTAAATGAAGAAAAACCTAAACAATCTACACTTAGTAAAATAGTAAATTTAGTAAGAACAGGACAAGCATTTCCTAACAGAAAATCTGCACAAGATGGAGTTACTAAACAAACTGGATTACAAAAATTTATGGTTAGATACCAATACGCACCATTAAAAGTTGATAATGATGGTAGAAAGTTTTGTAAAGCAATGGTTAGAGCAAAAAGAATATACAGAAAAGAAGATATTATCAAAATGGGTAAACAACCAGTCAATCCAGGATTTGGTGTTAAGGGTGCTTCAACTTATTCTATATGGTTATATAAAGGTGGTGCAAGATGCCAACATAAATGGTTTAGAAAAACATATATGCTGACTTTAGATGGAGATAAATCTTTAGTAACAACTACTAAAGCAAAGTCATTAGGGTTTAAATTTCCTGTAAATGACCAATTAGTACCAGTTGCACCAAAAGATATGAAATACAAAGGTTACACAAAGGCATATTGGGATAAAATGGGTTTTGGTAAAAAGAAAAAAAAGAAATAAACTATGGCAACAACACTTTTTATAAATCGTACTGATTTAATAAGAAATTCTATAATGGATGGAAATGTCGATACTGATAAGTTTATCCAGTTTATAAAATTAGCACAAGAAATTCACGTTCAGAACTATATGGGAACTAAATTATATGATGGCTTAACTGCTGCAATTCCTAATATAGATCAACCTGCTAATGCTAGATGGAAAACCTTATTAGATGACTATATAGTGCCGATGCTAATATGGTTTGCTCAAGTTGATTATTTGCCTTTTGCTGCCTATCAAATTAGAAATGGTGGTATGTTTAAACACAAATCAGAAAATTCAGATACAGTTAGTAAAGAAGAAGTAGATTACCTAACAGAAAAGGCTAGAACTAATGCTGAATGGTATTCTAGAAGATTTATTGACTTTATGTCTTTTAACGAAACAACATACCCTGAATACACAAGCAACACGAATGATGATATTTACCCAAGTTATGATGCTACATTTAATGGTTGGGTACTATGAGATATAAACCGAAAGAAAAAAATATAGAAAAATTAAAAATATTTCTAAAAAAGATACAAAATAATAAAACAAAAAAATTAAAGTATGGCAACTCTATTTAACACTAAAATTTCCGTAACTTATCCAGGTCTATTTAAGACAATAGATAATGCTGCAATAACTGCTTCTTTAAAAGAATTAACAGATGGTTCAGGTAACCAATCAGGTCTTTATGTAAATAATGCAGGAGATTTTAAAGTTTCTAACATATTAGAATGGGGTTCATTAAAAGACACAGGCACAGGGGTTACAATAACTCGTTATGTAACTTCTACTGATGGAATAGAAAACTTTGATAATAATACTTCACTTCCTACAAGTGCTGCTGTAAAACTATATGTAGATAGTAAATTTGCTACTTCAGATACTTTACAGGAAGTTTTATCTTTTGGGAATACAACAGGTGGAAATGATATTGTAGTTTCTGCTAGTGATGACATTACATTTACTGATACGAGTAAAATTTTAATGGGTGCAGGTTCTGACTTGCAAATTTACCACGATGCAGGAGGCGATAGTTATATTAAAGAATTAGGAACAGGACAGTTTTATATTCAAGCTCAAAACTTTAGATTAAAATCAGCAGATGGTTTAGAAAGTCTAATTACTGCTAATGTTGGTGGTGCTGTTAGTTTATATTACGGAAATACTAATAGGCTACAAACTACAAACGCAGGAGTAGATGTTACAGGCGACCTAGTAGTTACAGGAACTATCACAGGAGCAGGAGGTTCATTCTTGCCACTTGCAGGGGGTACTATGACAGGTAATATTGTTTTAAATGACAATGTTAAAAGCATATACGGAACAGCTAGTGATGGATTAGAGATTTTTCACGATGGTACAGATTCTGTTATTGCAGACACAGGAACAGGTATTTTATATATTAGAGGTGCTAATTCTATGAGACTGCAAGGCATTAACCAATCTAATTTTCTTATAGCTAATCAGGGTGGTGGTGTAAACCTTTATTACAATAATTCAAATAAACTTGACACAACAAATATAGGTGTAAATGTAACAGGTTCTTTATCTACTTCAACAGATGTAATAGTAGGAGCAAATGCAACCTTTGTAGATAACGGACAAGCACAATTTGGAACAGGAAATGATTTAAGAATATTCCACGATTCAGCAAATGGCAGAATACAAAACGCTACAGGTTCGTTATTAATATCAGGAACAGAAGTACAAATTAGAGACCATAATACAACTGAATTACAAGCTACTTTCACACAAGATTCTGGAGTTGATTTATATTTTGATGCAGTTAAAAGACTAGAAACAGTTACAGATGGTGCAAAGGTTACAGGTAATTTAGAAGTAACAGGCACTATCACAGGAAGTGGTGGTTCGTTCCTACCTTTAGCAGGTGGAACAATGACTGGCAATACTATCCACAACGACAATGTAAAGTCTATTTATGGAACAGCTAGTGATGGGTTAGAAATATATCACGATGGTACAGAGTCTTATATTAAAGATACAGGAACAGGAAATATAGTAATACAGGCTTCTGACAAAATAGAATTTAAAGGTATAAATGGAAATAATCTTTTAATAGCAAATGAGGGTGGAAACGTGTCCTTGTGGTATAATAATGCAGAAAAACTTGCAACTACAAGCTCAGGAATATCAGTTTCAGGAGATGGAGATTTTACAGGAAATGTTAGTGTTCCAGATAGTGCTTTTTTATATGCAGGAACTAGCGATGACTTGTCTTTAACTCATAATGGTACTGATTCTATTATTAGAAATTATACAGGAGATTTTTATATAAATCAAGGTGCTGTAACTCAATCAATTATATTTAAAGTTTCTGATGCAAATGCTTTAGATACAACAGCCTTAACTATCTCAAGAAATGGAGATTTAACCACAGGTCGTGATGTAACAATAGCAGGAGATTTAACTGTTAACGGAACAACAACAACTGTAAACTCCCAAACACTAGCAGTAGTTGACCCATTAATACAATTAGCGAAAGATAATACAGCTAATAGTTTAGACATTGGATTGTATGGCGATTACAACGATGGAACAGACAGATTCTTAGGTTTATTTTCTGATGCATCTGATGGTAATAAATTTAAGCTGTTTAAAGGAACAACTGTTGAGCCTACAACAACAGTCAATATTGGTGGTGCAGGATATGTAGCAGGAGATTTAGTTGTAGCAGGATTAGAAGCATCAACAGGGGTTTTTAATGGTGCAGGTGGTAATGGTCAAATAGATATTTCAAGAACATCAGGAGCAAATATTAGAATACAATCACAAGCAGCACTCGGAAGAATAGGTACATCTACAAATCATCCGTTTCTTTTATTTACTAATGATGCTACAAGACTAACTATTGATACGTCAGGAAACTCGTTGTTTACAGGAAATGTTGAAGCTGCTTTATATAAAATAGCAGGAACTACAATATTAAGTGGAGCATCAAGTGTTGTTGTTGGCTCAGGTGGTGGAACAGGTGCTGTTACTTTAAGAACAACAGGTGGCGATGTCTTAGTAGTAGATAGTTCAGCAAATACAACTTTAGCAGGAAATTTAAGCCTAACCTCAGGCTCTATAACTATAGATGATGATGACCCTTATGGTGGTCTTTTTATAGAAGGTGGTAATGCTCCTGGTATTACTATAATAGATGAAACTTTATCAACTTGTAAGGCTGGAATATTTCAACAAAGCACAACAGGAAATGAAGGTAGGTTACTTATTCTATCTGATATTGATAATACAGGTGCAAATTCTACAATAGAAATGTCTGTTGATGGAAGCAACGCACTAGTACTTGATTCATCACAAAACGCAACTTTTAGTGGAAATATAAATTTAGCTGCAACCAAACAATTATTTTTTGATGGTGGTGGAAATACTTATATAACTGAAGATAGTGCTGATAGATTAAGATTTTTTACAGGTGGTGCTGAGTTTATGAGGTTTACAGAAAGCACTACTAATCTTACAGATTTTTATACAAACATAAATGCTGCTTCACAACTACAATTAATTCAAAGTGGTACTTTATCTCCTGAATTAAAATTTAATAATGGAACTGTAATAGCAGGTATAGATTACTCAGATACTGCTAACCTTAGATTTATAGACAGAACAAACTCGAGGGAATCTGTTGTTTTTAATTTAGATTCTGGTTTAATAACTGCTAGAAATTCTAGTGATACAATTAAAACGCAAATTAATCAAGCAGGAGATTCTTATTTTAATGGAGGAAATGTAGGAATAGGAACTGATTTGCCTTTAGGTAAATTACACGTTTCTACAGGAACTG